CCATAATAGGAGGAAAATGAGACTTGGGCTTTTACACCCAGTTCAAGTCAGCCAGATGCCATCGAGGCACCTGGGATTTCTTAGTAAGTACCTGTCCGTATTGGTTTCGAATGGCCTCACGGCCGGACGACGCCTCTATAGACTTTGAGCGTGAAGCTCTCTGTGCATTCTTGCGAAGCCGAGCTAGCTCGTACACCTTGTGAAAGGTGTCGTAGACTGGCTCGTCCCACGTTTGAAATGCATCGGTACTTGCTGTAGTCGCCAAGGCATAAGCTAGCACCCCCCACGTACGTCTATCGACGTCAATGGAGGAGACATGCGCATGACGGACCATCCAACCTTCCTCCCAGGGCCCCTTCGGGCGCTCTGGTTGGTCTCTCAGGAACTCCTCTTGCGAGGATATGAGGCCTACGTCTCCCATGAAATCGGGTACTGGGTTGGCAAATGCTTTTGGCACCTGACTCTTCAGCATCGACCACAATGGTCTAAACTCCCTAGGACAACAGCCATACACCATCCGAAGCCACAGCCGTAAGGCATTGGCGATCGATAATGGGTAGGGGACTGGGCTTTCGGGGTCGTAGCGTAGGAAGAAGGGACGGACGGGCTGGCTGTCAAACCAGTCCGTACCACAGCTCTCGAAGAAGCGGCCTGCCAAGCAGCTTTTCCGAGTGTTCACCTTGAACCCTAAGTATTCAAGGCGGTCGATAACGTCGGCGACTGCACTTTGGGGTACAATCATGTCATCTCCATATACAGCGAGATGATGCCTTTCGTTCACTCCAACCACGGTCCGACAAACAGCTAGGAAGACGGCACTCTCTAACGTGAACGTAAAACCGTTCCCCATCGAGCAGTACATCTGTAACTGATGCCAGGTTGTCGTGTCGTTCTCAGGGCACCGGATCTTGACGCGTTTTGCGCGTGCAAGGTTCATCAAATGCCACCAACGGATCCCTTGTGGGTCCCCATTGATTGTGAGAAGGAGCCAGATACACATATGAGCAATGAGGTCACTAGCCTGTGACATATCCAACGTAGCCAGTCCTAAGGACTGAGCTAGGGACGCCAAGGTTTGGTTTCTCGATTGATCGTGTATATCAACACCGAAGTGTTTGAGTCGCGCGGCCTGCTGCTTTCCGATCCCGTTCTGGAGTTTTGAATCCCAGAGGATTTCTTTGGCAGCATTACGGTCAGCTTCCCTATTCTTCGGAACGGTGAAATGGTGATTCCCCTGGCTAGTACGGCCGAGTGGCTTCTTCGTGAAGTCCTGTTGGCCAAGCCAGTAGTCCATGACAAATGGACCTGCGATTGCAGGAAAGAGGGTTGCTAAATCCTCATTCACCATAGGTCTCGAGTCGTATTTTTTACTCGGTACCAACTCACCAGCCACACCCACGCAAGCACCTGGTCCGAACCCACTGGCGTCGGCAATCCCGTTGAGGGACGCTGTATCCAAAGGGCCCAAGATCAGGCACAACTCGCGCGACACGTGCCTAACCCAAGGAGGGATTAGGTCATTATCGTAATCGCTACCGAGTCTTTCGTTTGTCAAACGATTGCGGGTCTCTGCGTCAAAGAACTTGACGCGAGCAGCTAGCTCTGTATCCACCTCACCATCAAACGTCGTCGCCTTAGTAAGAATCGAG